TATCTTAACTGATCCTCGTAATGATGACGGTACACCAACAGCCTTTGATGGCGATGGTTCAGCTGCACAAGCGAGTATCAAGTTTGACGATGTTATGGAAAAAATATGGACATCAGGTGGTAATCCTGATCGCTGTTATTTGTCTCCATTCCAAATGAATCAAGCGTTAAACTTTGTTGGTAACAACAACCAGCGTTCACAAGTACAGGCAGGTGATCAGAAAGTTATTAAATCACTTGATGTATATGTAACGCCTTGGGGTACGGTTGAGTTTGTACCTAGTCGTGAAATTCGTGGTCGTGACGTTTACATATTGCAAAATGATATGTGGGCTATCCATGAGCTACGACCAACTACAAGCACTGAATTGGCAAAAACAGGCGATGCTACTAAGCGTCAAGTGTTAACTGAGCTAACTTTGTGTGCTAAAAATGAAGCCTCTAGTGGCGGTATTTTTGACAACACAACTACATAAGTTGTTAGTTGGTTTTAAACAGGCAGGGGGGCATTTGCCCCCTTTCCTTTATGGAGAAAAGAATGAAAGAAAAAATTAAATATGACCATAATGAAGATAAAATAACCATTAACCGCACATTTGATGTAGCTCCCATAATAGAGCAAAACAAACTTGCTAAAGATATGGGTAAAGAAAATTTTGGTGATAGTAAATTTGTCGGTAGAGTACCAATGTATCTTATAGAAGAGTGGTGCAAAGATGCAGGGTTGCAGCCACACGACACAGAAGCAAGAAAAGAAGTTTTACGCAAAAAATTATTATCTGGTGAGTTTGACAAACTCCGAGTTTGGAAAGGAAATTATTAATGGATTATGAGCGATTAAAAAAACAGTTAGTGGTCCATGAGGGTTTAGAATTAAAACCTTACCATTGTAGTGCAGACAAGCTAACTATTGGTGTGGGTAGGAACATTCAAGAGGTAGGTATTAGCGAAAATGAAGCTATGTACTTGCTTGAAAACGACATCGCAAACGTAGAATCACAATGCCGAACAACATTTGATTGGTTTGATGGCTTGTCTAGCAGGCGAAAAGAAGCTGTTGTTAACCTTGTTTTTAACATGGGCCTATCTACGTTTTGTAAGTTTAAAAAAACCATTGGCTACATCGAGCAAGGTTTGTTTGAGTTAGCTGGCACAGAATTATTAGATTCTAATTATGCAAGACAGGTAGGACAACGAAGCAAAGACGTTGCGATAATGCTGGCAGAGGGATAATGTATTGGGTATTGGTGTTGTTGTTTCCGCTATCAGTGTTTGCACAAAGCGGTGATAGTCAGACAGGTGATCTTAACACTTATAAAGACGGCACAAATGACAGCAACAATGTTTCGACCACCACAAGCACAGTTTATCAGGGTGCTGGGGCGGCCTCTGACATCCCTGTTAGCAGTGCCATAAGTCCATCTTTGATGAGTGGTGGTGGTGATAGTTGTCTGAAGAGCATAAGCGGAGGTGTAAGCACATTGTCGTTTGGGTTAAGTAAAGGCGACTATGTGCAAGACCCTGAGTGCAACCGCAGAAAAGATAGTTTAGCCTTAATATCAGCAGGCATGAAAATCGCTGGTATAAGTAGGTTGTGCCAAAACCCAGAGACATGGTTAGCAATGGCAATATCAGGAAGCCCATGCCCTTTGCTGCACAAAAGCAAAACTATTGTTGGGCGTAATGCATACATTATGATGAAAAAATATCCTGATGTATACATACCAAATTATGAAGAAAAAAAGGATTATTTTGACAAGTTATTCGGGATAGGAGAGAACGGTGAAAATGGCGAAATTGCTGAAGCAAATTCTGACGGTAAGTCTATTTCTGATCGTTTCCGTAAAGTCAATTGGTGACACATATCCGCAATCTGCTACGTTTGGTAATTTGATAAATCCGAACATAGACCCACTACGACCTACTGGTGAATTCGTAGAAATTCAAGAATTGGTGGATACGGCCAATTACATAAATGTTCAAAGGGCCAATGCAGAGGCTGCTGTAGTCGCTATACAGGGCATGATACCGTCTGTTATAGAAGACGCAAGCACAGCAATAGTAGCGCCAGCAGGTTACACAGATTCTTTTAAAATCGACCTTACAGAGTCTGCTGGGTACTATAACCAGAGCATCGTTTCTACGGTAAATGCCGACTACTACACAGCAAGGGATTTACTTGAAGACACCTACACTGAAGCTAAGGGCGAGCTCGAAGCACAGATAGCCATGTTTACGGCTGCAGCAACAGAAATATCAAAAGTTGAAGCCATGTATGAGCAAGCCTTAATGAGTGAGACTGAGGACCAGCGTGTTGCTATACAACAGATGATAAGAGCTAATGACGTACAATTAGATAACTCTACAGTAACGCTGTTTAACGAGTCATTAGACAGGTTAGAAGACAGTGCCCAGTTAGCCGCTGCATCATTGTTTGCATCACAAGACCCTGTTGCATTAGGTATGATTAACACAGATGCTATACAAGGGCTCAACAACATGAAAAACGGTGTTGTAGTAACGTATGATGCATGGTCAGACGAGCTTACAGTACAGTGGGATAACAGCGTTGAGGATACAGTGTTGCAAGGTATGTTTTTTAACAATGAGGCTGAAATAGGATGGTCCAGCGTAACGCCTGAATACGATGGTTTTTACGAGGACATACCTACAATGGGCAGCCTGTTTTCTAGCTACAGCTATGGTCAAGGTGAGGCTATAGCTACAACCACAGTAGGCTACAATCCTAACGCAAAATTATACAATGCTGCACAACTGCAAATGGACCTGATAGAAATATCTAACACTGGCACTACGCAGCTAAATAGCCAAACAGGTGCACTAGGGGGTGTAGGTGGCAATTGAAGATGTTGAACTAGATTTTGGTGGGGGTGTTAAATTTAAGGGTGTCTACATCGCCATCCTTATGTCGTTTGCTACAACTATTGGTGGTGGCATATGGGCGGCAAGTGAGTTTGTATCTAGAATAGGCAACTTAGAAACTAGTTTTGATGAAGCAATCAGCGTTATAGAAAAAATTGAGCCGCTAGAAGTACAGGTTGCCAATATAAACCAACGCATGGAAGACAACGATATTGCCACATTGCAAGGAAAGCTAAGTGAGCTTTCAACTTTACTCGAATCAATAAAGTCTCGTCAACAAGAGGTTTTAACAGAGGCTAATGTCAGTGCAGAAAAAGTAGAAGAAATGCGAGTGCAGTGGGTGACTGTGTTAGCAGAGTACAAGACCATGTCAGAAAGCCTGCAAAGCTATCAAGAGCAGCTTGAAAGGTTTAAGCAAGAAATCGACAATTTGTGGGAAGGCATGGATAATTTAGCAAGTCCATTATAGGGGATAGTTATGCATAGTTTTATAGATGAAATAAAAGCTGTTTTTGTAAAATACAAAGCAATATTATCTGCGCGTATAACAGCGTTTATCAGTGCAGTTAAGGTCGCTTATTCAAATTTAACTAAAAAGCTATCAAAAGAAAAGGTGTCCAAAAAATGAAACTAGGCGCATTAAAAGGTATTATTGGTGCAGTAGCACCAACTCTAGGAACAGCTTTAGCAGGACCACTAGGCGGTACAGCTGCTAATGCAATTGCGTCAGTGTTAGGCTGTAAAAATGATGCTAAATCTATATCTACTGCTATGCAGTCTGCTACGCCTGAGCAATTGCTTGCTATTAAAGAGGCTGAGCTTGAGTTTGAGAGCAAAATGGCACAGATGGATGTGGATATTTTTGCTTTGGAGACGCAAGACGTACAACACGCACGAAAAGCATTTGCTAATGATTGGACACCTAAAATATTAGCAATAGGTTTGCTGATAATGTTTGCTGGGTATGCGTTTTTGATTACGATATCACCACCTTCAACTCAATCAGATACTATACCATCATTACTCATAGGCAGTATGTCTGGCGTATTGGCCTCAGTGGTAAGTTTCTATTTTGGCAGTAGTCATAAAAAAGACGACTAGTCAAACAGGTGTCTGGTCCATTTTTTTGTAGCCATCTTGTACTCTGGCGAGTTTTCGTTTCTAGCAAGTGACCATGTATGCCCATTGCTGTGGCCTGCACTGCCGCTTGCGACTATTACGCCTTGATCTCTAAGCCTCCGTATAGACTTCTGTACAATAGATTTATCTAGCTTAGTGTTTCGTATGACACTTGTGGTACTTTGCCTTGAGCGTTCTTTTAGAGCCTCTACAACGGCCTTATCAGCCTTTGCGTTGTCAAATATTCTGTCCCAGCTTTCGTCAAACTTGGATTTGCCTATTTGACTTGGCCGTCTGTCCGATCCTTTACCCATTAATATTTTCCTCTTTTCGTTGATAGACTTCTATAAACGCTTTGCAATTTGGGCAATCATAATGAGAAAGAATTGCAAATGCTTCATCCTCTTCCTCTATATCGTGATCTGCCTGCCAAATTAAATCTGTGCTGCATACAATGCATTTCATATCTTCATTCCCCCAATAAATGGTCGGCCCATGACTGATCTTTCAATCTAGTCATTGCGTCTTGCTTAGACGCTGTTGGTTTGTTTTTACGCTCCCATGTTCTTATGCAGGCTTTCCAATCCTTCATTTTATTTTTGCCTATCATCCACCCCTTAGATTCGTAAAAGTCATGAAACTGCTGCGGATCAATTTTGTTATTACGGTGATCACAATATGATTTTATACTTTCAAGTGTAGGTGGAGTGAAACGCAGCCTAGAAATATTATTAACTGTATTATTAGACTGTAGTATTATATTAGAAGTTTTCTTCGTAGGGGGGTGGAAGTTTTCTTCTTGGGGGTGTGGAAGATTATTTCCTGACAGGTATATTTTCCTATTTAACTCTGTGGATTTTCCTTCAAGAACAATATCAACAAACCCAGCATCGTTAAGCTGTGAAATCCAGCTGCTTATGGACCTGTTAGACTTTTCATACAACTCTGCAAAGTAGCTGTTAGATGCCCAGCAGTAACCTTTCTCGTTGCACAATGCGGTTATTTCACCGTACAGCAACTTGCTGTTTGCACAGATTTTATTAGAATATCTAACGTCAGCTGGAATGATTGCGTAGTAACTTTTCTTCATTTTTCTCTCCGTAGTTTATGAGTGTTGCTGCTGAAATATCTAATCCTGCAGCCAACTTAATGATTGTATGCAACGTAGGGTTGTCATTCCATCCTGATCGGTAGGCCGATATAGATGAGGATTCCAATCCTGTAGCCTTTGCAAGCTGCTTGTTGTTTACACCAGCATAAGCCATAGCAATGTTCAAAGATTTTTTGAAACTATAATTATTCATAAAACACCAAAATGTTGTATACTTCATACATAATAGTGCTATACTAAAAAGATTGCAAACATAAATTAATTGGAGTAAACCATGTTAGTGCTGTCTAGGAAGGTAGGCGAGCGAATTTTTATCAATGACGGTGAGATTGTTATAACTGTTGTTGGGATGCAAGGCAATCAAGCAAAGCTGGGCATCGCAGCACCTAGCGACACACCTATTCACAGAGAAGAGATTTTTAATAAGATAAATGCCGATGGTCGGCAAAATAAACTGAAAGGAGTTAAAGATGAATAATTTTTGTTTTTCTGGCAACCTTGGCAGAGATGCTGAGCTACGTCATACACCAAATGGTGTAGCGGTATGTAGCTTTCCTGTGCCATGTACGTCAGGCTGGGGTGACAACCAAAAGGTTATGTGGGTTGATTGCTCTATCTGGCGTGAGCGTGGTGAGAAGCTGGTTGAATACCTTAAAAAAGGTACGCCTGTCATGATCTCTGGTGAGCTCACCCTTTCTGATCCCTATAAAACAAAGTCTGGTGAAACTAAGGTTAACGCTAGATGCAGCGTGATCCAGATAACATTAGGTAAGGCTGCAAAAGATGACCCTGCAGCGCAGCCTAAAGGCAAGCCTGAAATCCCTGTTGTCGATGACTTTCAAGACGACGACATACCTTTTTAGATGAGCCGCGAAGAAGAATTAAGATTATTATTAGCGCTAGAGAGTATAGCAAGCTCTCTGGCATATGTTGTTAAAAACTTAAAAAAGGAGTTTGATGATGAAGATCGATTGGAAAGCACTGACTGAGCATTACCATCCTAAAGAAGTAAAATGGCGTGTAGGCTCAACCAATAAAGATAAAACAAAAGGCATTGGTCTGGCATACGTCGATGCAAGAACCGTAATGGATAGGCTAGATTATGTTGTTGGTCCAGAAAACTGGCGTGACAGCTATCATGAAACTGCGACTAACAGGGTGATCTGTGAGTTAGGTATCTGGGTAGGCGACAGATGGGTGACTAAATCAGATGGTGCTGGGGCAACTGCCTTTGAAGGTGAAAAGGGCGCGATCAGTGACGCATTCAAAAGGGCTGCAGTTAAGTTTGGCATTGGCCGATACCTGTATGAGCTGCCTAACGAGTGGCTGCCATTGAAAAACGGCAGGCTTGCAAGTCAGCCAGATATCAAAAATTACGTTCTCAGCAAACGCGACACATCTGCATATCGCTATGGCAAAGCGCTGCAGGAAAACTTTGAGTCCATTGCTGCCATAAAATCTGGCATTGAATCTGGCGATTTATCTTCGGCTGCGGAGGCGTGGTTTGAGTTATCACATGAAACACACGTTGCGCTGCACAAAGCTGCAACTAGGGGCGGTGTTTTTACCATAGAAGAAAACCGAATGATAACTTCAAAAGCATTTAGAGAAGCACATTTTGGTCCTGATGCGAAAAACAAATAGGGTGGTGTCAATGGAAGACGATTACAGGTATAGGAAAAATGGTAAATTACGTCTTCAATGTATAATTGGAGAGAACCGCAGCCACCTGTTAGGCGATAAAACCGACCCAGATGATTTGTTAAGCCCGCTTGAAAAGTTTTGTTTTGAGGAATATAAAAACTATCTTAGATTCATGTATGATGATAAGCGGTGGGCACAGCGATTAGACTTTCAGGATTGGCTATATCAAGATAATCCATATTCTGTGAGGTCAATTTGAAAAGCGAATTTTTAGTTAACAGCGACACAACATTTGGTGCTGCAATCGGCTGGCTCAGAAACCACTACGATGAGCACAAGTTTGTAAGGCTA